TTGACGCGTTCTCACGCAGCTGCTGGAGCGTCAGCCACCGCTCCTGACCGTTGACGATCAGGCGGTAGTAGGTCTCGCCGTTGGTGACACGGACGTCGTCAGCGCCGGCAGCGCGGGCTTCGTCCAAATCGCGGTCCTGCTGCTCGGCTTCGGCCACAATCGTGCCGTCATCCTGCTCAGTCTCGCGTTCGCGGCGCGGGCCCTGCTCGGTCCACGCCTCGTCTTCCAGATCTTCCATGCCGTCAGCCGACTTTTTCTCGTCAGCCTGGTTGGCGATGGCGTTGAGACGTTCCAAGCGCTCGTCGTTGCGCTGTTTGTTGGCAGCTCGAGCTTCGGCCTCACGCTTGGCGCGGGCTTCTTCATCGGTCATTTGTTCAGCCATTATTCATCCTCCTTCAGCATTTCCAACGATTGACGCCCCATGTCCACGGCATGGCCTAGCCATTGCGTGAAATTGCGCGCCCAGTAGATCCGACTGCGAATCTCGCGAATCTGGCGGTCCTCAAGGACGCCGACACCCGAAATTAGCTCCTCAATGGCCGTCTGCTCGTCGTGTTTGGCCTTTTGGAGCAGGTAATCACCGATATCGGACGTCAAAAAGTCCTCAACCTGCTTCCCAAAAACCGCTGTACGGACCAGCGGCTCGTCTGGATCAATGTGCCTCCCCATTTATGCCCCTTTTATGCAGGTTTCTGCATATTTTGCGGTTGTGCAGCCGCCTGTTGCGCCTGCAACTGCGCCTGATGCTCGGCCTGATCCTTGGCGGCCAGATGGCCGGCGTACAGCTTGATGTTCTCGTGCTGATCTTCTTTGTCGGCCAGCAGCAGCTTGACGATGTTGGACTGAGTCGCCGTCTCGCGCTTGACCGCATTGGCCTCGGACTTGTCCCGACGCTCTATCATGAGCTGCTGCAACTTCATCTGAAGCTGCTTGAGCTGCATTGCCTGCGCTGCCTTCTCAGGATCGTTGCCCATGCTGAACCGCTCTCCGTCACTGTAACCCGACAGCGCCATGACTTCCTTGAACACTTCCTCAAGGTTGACGCCCGGCGGCGGCTTCAGGCTGATCTTGGCAAATGCCATGATGCCGGACAGGAACTTCTGCATCTTGGTCACCGGGTCGGTGTTGCCCATGCCGACGTTGACGTTGACCGTCATCTCGCGCTCAAGCATATCGTCGGTGACCTTGTCCATGCCGAACTTCTGGAACTGCTTGGACTTCTTGCCGGCGATCTCCAAGACCGTATGATCGGTTTCGTAATGCTGCTCGAGCAGCACCAGTTGGCGCAGGACGGGCGCGATGAACGTCTCGCAGTACGTCATCAGCATGTAGTCGGTCAGTAGGTTGGCGGGCGCCTGAAGCAGCGTCATCGCCCTGGCAGGTTCGCGCGGGCTGCGCTGGGTGCTGACGGATGCGGCGCTGAAGTTGCCCACCAGCTCGTCAAAGTTGGCGTTGTTCCGATCTTCTTCAGCGTAGGCCGATGCGGTTATGTCGGGCCAAGTGTTTTCCACAACGTCGGTCGCGGGGTCGTCCATGAGAACGACGCGTCCCGGTACGTTCCGGACAAGGGCGGGAAGGTCGACGTTTTTACCACGCTTGGCAAAATAACCTTTGTTGAGTACGAATTTAACATTGTCGAGACGGCTGTTCTTAATTTCGTTGATTTCATCCTGCAGCCCCTTCACCATTTGCGGGATCGTTGACGGTATCGGTCGGTGCGTTTCCACGTTGGCGACGCCGAACACGTACGGGCGCTTGCCGTGAAACACGGTGGCATCCAAAGGCTCCGGATCGGTCAGCATCTTGTCGCTGTTGAGCGTCCAGAATTGGTAGTCGGTGCCGTTCCAACGATGGATATGGCGATGCACCCAAACGATGTCGTAATCGCTGATCGTGCGACGCTCCATGTGGGGATCCTGAGCGACGCCCGTACGCGCTCGACGGGTGCTGTCATCGGTCATCGGCGAGATCAAGGCGCTGTCGGGGTACTTTTTCCACTGGCGCCCCTTCGGATCGGGACGCTCCATGCGCTGCTTCACGTCCACCGCGTACATCGGGATGATGTGGATGATGTACGGGCTGCTGTTGACCGGGTCGGTCCAGTTGGCAGACGGGTCGAACCGGAAATTCTCAATCGGGATGAGGTCAATGCACGGCTTATCGTCCGACCGAATCAGCTTGCCCTTGGCATCCTTCCGCATGGCATAGCGCCAGTGGACGTGAGCCACGCACGCGCCTTGAACCTGCGCGTCCTGTAGACCGCCCATGCACACCTGAAACCACGGGATCGACTTGGTAAGCCGATACTGGATCAGCTGCTGCATGACGTCAGCCGATACGCGCTCCACCTCGTCGTTGCCGTTGACCGGCGTGACCGAGATGCGGTCGAGGTTGCTGAAAAATGCCGCTGCCGCAGCCGCTTCGTTCTTGCGGATGATCGCCCTGGTCTTGGGGACGAATATGTTGGACCGCTTACGGAATATCTCGCTGTTGTATTTCGAGTCCGACGGGTGCGTGTTGTTGAACGCCTTAATGGAGTTGTCCCAGGCGCCGCGGTAGTTCGTGTCAACGAATGACGTGCTGAACCGATACGCGTCTTGCGCCCGACGCTTCCAGTTCGGTTGCTCAGGGTCAAAATCGTCGTACTGATCCTCGGGACTGACTTGCTCGGGCATGATGCCTTCGCCGTCCTGCTCGTTCGCCATGTAGTCAAGATGCACGTCACCCGCCGGCGGGTCTTTGATGCTCGGCGGTTGCGGACGCCACTGGGTGCTGTCGGTCATGTGAAGTTGCTCGTTTGTTTATAGCGCCATGCTTTAGGCACCTGTGGCTCCCGACCGTCCCATGCCCCGCGCGGTAAATCGAACGCTTCGAGCAGCTCGCCGCCGAAACGTATGCAGGATTCGCGGATCTCGTCCGGCGTCCCCAGTTTGTTCTTCGGGAGGAGGCTGCTGAACCCTTCCTTGCCCAATGTGTTGGCGACCGCACCCGCGATGGCAAGGTGTCGCACGACGATGCCACCGCCTTGGAAGCCGATGACCCACGGGTGATTCGGATACGCCTTGTTGAGCGCGTCGCCCACCTTTTGGGCCAGCTCGAGCTGCGTCAGTTCTTCGGGGTCGCCCGCCTCAAGGACGGTGTTGAAGTCGGCGTGGATCATGGGGTGTCCTTAGTTCGGAACGTCTGCCGCTGCGCGACTCAATTCGTACCAATATGTTCCATTGCACTTAAACGTGATTGAGCGATTGTTGCCCGTGGCTGGTGACGTCCACGTAGACATTTTGTAATTGCCGCCCCACGTAATAGCGCCTAGAGCGCCGCCCGATGTATTAAGAATGGTGATGTTAATAATTTCGCCATCGTAACTATTTGTCGGACTGCTAATTGTAAACCCAGTGCCGTTTGTTGCCGTGATGTCAAAAGAATTACCCAGCGAAGCGTCAATTGTGACTGTTGTCCCGTATACCGGAGCGGTTCTAACTAATTGCACCGCAGCGCCAAAATTCCATCTGCCCAATGGAAAATTGCCATTGCCAGAAGTAAAGCCGATTTGCAACGTGTTGTTTGTTGCCATCTTTAGCACTTGCCGCTGCGTGCCGCCATTGTCTACGGCAACCAATGGAATGTTGTTCAGCAGCGTCAAGTTACCGGTGTTGAGCTGCACATTAGCGTCTGCTCCAATCCAGATCGTTTGTGATCCGCTATCGGAAATCCACGTTGCCAATGAACCGCCTACAAAACGATGACCGATAATTTGTGTACGATTTGTGTTTGCGTTAATTCTGATCTGATATGACGTATTAAATTCGGTACGGCAACCAATCAATTTGACGCCACCGCCACACGTTGGATAATTGCCGTAGAGATCAATGTTGATGTCTTGCGTTTCAAAATCGACACCAAATAACGCAAGGTCTTGAGAATATTGTGTGACGACCAATCCGCGACTGCCAGTTGCGCCGGTACCGATTACGGCGCCGCCATAAACTACTGATGCGTAATCGGCCGCGCTCGATGAAATGCCGTCGAACTGATAACCAGTAAAATTGTTCCACAGCACACAACCAATAAATTGATTAGACGCTCCAATTTGACCTGTAGATGCAGTGGCAAGAATTGCGGTTCCTGATGTAAATCCGCTCACAACCAAATTTTGAAATACGCCGTAATTGCTATTTACTAAGTTCAACGCAACAGCTGTTGAGGATGAAATAGCGCTGCCGGTTGCCTTAATCAATAAATTTTGAATAAACGCATTAAAGATTTTTGTAGAACCGGGATTTATTGACAATGCGTTGCCGGTTCCTGAATACAGAAACGTAGATTGAGCCGTTCCATTCAATGACGACGTATCGCCTACAATGCTAATGACGTTAGTTGCGGTGAGTCCTGATCCAGAAATTAAATACTGTCCCGCTGGAATGCGTAACGTCTTGCCATACGCCGCACTGATAGCGTTTTGAATTGCCGTAGTGCTGTCGCTTGTCCCCGTCGGATCAGCCCCGAAATCGAGTACCGACACCGACTCTTGCAGCTTTGACGCCGTAGTGCGGTCAACAGCGCCAGTGCCGCCCTGATTGTAGTGACTGCCGAGCTGGGAGAGGTTGTATGAGGCTGTCATGTTATTTCCTTACGACCGACGTAATCTGGCCGCGCGCGTTGAAGTCGGCGTGGATCATGGTTAGAACGCCGTCGCGTTGGATTTAATAAACCCAACCGAAATACCCACGCCGGTCAGCGTTATGGACGAAGCGGTAGTGTTTGTCAGCGTTACGCAAAAGTAATGCGGTGAACCGGTATTGCCGGGAGTTACGCTTGCAATTAGGCCAGGGTAATAACCGTTGACGTTTGCAACCCCCAACACGCCTCCAGTCCAAAGATTGTATAAATATTTGTTTGTGACAACGACATTCGTCGCGCCCGCGGCAACAGTTGACGTTACAGTTGTCGTGTATGTCCAATCGTTGGTTAAGTCGCTCGGATATTGCCCGTCAACTGATGGACCGCCAAGAGACAATACTTTTGGGCGATTATTGACCAATACGCCGCCTGTTGTCGTATTGACCAAACCGCCGAGAGTGGTGCTACCTGCGGAGCGTAAGTCAGTTTGAATCGTTGAGTTATTGGCGTAAATCTTGGCTGTTGATGCCAAATTTAAAAATACGTCACTTGCCGTTGCAAAATTGACTTCATCCAAAACAAGAGTGAGCGCATTTGAGGTTGCGTCCCATCCACCGGTTCCATTGAAGAATCCATAGGTAACGTGAAGCGTACAATTGTTGGTTGAGATAACGGGATAACCCGATGTGGCTTCGCAATACAATCCGCGAATAGTTGCATTAACGTTTTGCAAATACGCCTGATATGGGCCTGACGTTGCATTGTCTTCAATAACAACGTTAGTCCAATTCCACGACCTAGAACTCAACGGCAAACTGACGTATAACCCGTATCCGGTATTGAAACCGATGTAAATGTCTTTCCACGAAGTGGACGTAAAGTAACCGCCATCGGGCGTCGTAACAGTTGGTGAGATGCGAATTCCGTTAGTGTTTCCAGCAATCGTAATGTCGCTGAAGTCACCCATGTACCAGTTGTACATCTGCATTCCAAGGACGCATTGACGAACGGTAATGTCACGCCACTTTAGAAAACCGACAAACGTGCCGTTGTTTTGTCCAACTTGAATACCGATAGTTGCCGTGCTTGAACCATTGACATGAATGCCTTGGAATACGCTCGGGGGAAACAAAAAAGCGTTTCCGCTATTCGTACCCGACAGAACAAACATCGTTGTTCCAGCGTTCCATGTACTGTCGTAAACATCACCAGATCCGTCGCCGATCCATGCGCCAGTTGAACCTGTGACCGTGCTTGAAATGACGTACTTGCCTGACGGGAAATAAATATGTTTGCCTGTGGCAATGGCATTGTTAATCGCCGTGGTCGAGTCCGAACTACCCGTCGGATCAGCCCCGAAATCGAGTACCGACACCGACTCCTGCAACTTACTCGTCACCGTCCTCGATGTCGCGCCCGTGCCGCCTTGGGTGTAGGTGATGTGACTGGACGGCGCATTAACCGTCGCCACGCCCGTGGTCGGCACGACAGTAACGTCGCCGCTCATGGTGAAGCCGTTCACCACGCCGCTATTGTTGTACAGCAGCTGCCCGTTGACGCCACCCGCGATAGCCGTACCGACTGGCACGCTGGATGTGTAGCGGTACAGCACCGTCTGGCCGTTGGACAGGCCGGAAGTGAACGTCAGTGTCGTCGGGGTCGTCCATGTGTAGTCGGTGCCAGGCACCATGACGGCGCCGTCAACGCTAATAGCAAGGTTAGCCAACGAGCCGGGTGACGCGGGCAGGGTAAACACCGTCTGGCCAGCCGTTGCCGTGAACGTGCCGACGTAGGCTTGACCGTAGGATGCGAGGGATGCCAGGTTGTAGCCGGTGATGGTGTAGTCGCCACCGTTACGCACGATGGGGATCAGGTCGGTATTTTGGGCAAGGCCGCCCGATGGGAATTGGGAAATCTTTGGCATGGGTTACTCTCGGAGGATCGGGTCGCCAACCGAATCTGCAGGCGGCTCCATCTGGATCGCGTACCCGGCTTCGGTGAGGATGTCGCGGACGTCGGGCGTGTAGAACCCCGTCGTGCCACGGTCGGTGCTGTCAAACCCTCGCCCGTTTGACCATTCGTAAACTCGGTGATCGGGCGCGCTGAACTCGCTACCCCATGCGCGTCGGCACATCTCGTTCCAACTGAATACCCGACTGGTGACGGGTAAGCCAAGACTGGCGGGTACGGTTGAGCGTGCCATTAGTAGGTGCCTTCAAGGTTGGACAGGTGACGCGTGACGGCTTCACGAGAGCGCAGCTCTTGCAGCTCGCCTGCCATGCGTCGGATTTGCCCCGCCTCAACCGTGGTGAGATGTCCCCGACCGTCAGCGATACGATCCACCGTGCGGAGCAGGTTACGGATCTGGTTGTCGGTCAGGTCAAGTCTCACAGCAGCTCCGGTTCCAAAATGTTGCTGTCGATGTACTCAGGCGGTCGGGGATCAAGGTCATAGATGCGCGATACCGCGTCAATCAAGTCCTTAAGGCCCGCGAACGGGTAATAACCCACCTGCATTCTAAACCGTTCTGCGAGGTTGTACAGTTGGCCGTTCTCGTCGCGCTGGATGATCGGCTTGGCGATCCGGTAGTCGTAACCGGCCCCGATCATGCGCCGCTGCTGATCGGTCAGGTCAGGGTCGCCATCGGCGGGCTCGTACGGTAGGTGGAAGTTGTGGCCACGAATGTCGGGCAGCAAGCGCTGTACGCGGTCATCCTTCGACCCCGGCCCTTCGGCAGGCCACTCCAGTTCCTCGATGTCCAAGCCTTGGACGTTCTCGACCCGAATGCGCTCTTGGAAGTAATCCATGTCCGCGATAGCGCCATACCGCTCGTAACCCACCTTGACGCCGATCACGCCTGGGGCCGACCGCCACTTGGCCCATAGGTTACGCATCCCGCTCCACCGCTCGAGCAGGTCCATCTTGTGGTCGTAGCCGTCCAAAAGGTACTTGTTGCCTTGGAAGTCAATGCCCACGACCGCCATTGCCGTATTCGCGCTGCCCTTCTTCTTGGACCGAGCCGGGTCGATCATGATGTAAACCATGAGCGATTCCGGGCGTGCCTGGTAGATCTGTAGGTCATCCGGGTCGAACCACCGCTGCGACCCTGCCAACGGGTTCTGAAGCATCTGGGTCGCAATGGTGGACTCTAACTGCGTCTTGACGCGCCTGTCCCATTCGGACTGGTTGAACAGGACCGGCCGCCCGTCTTTGGTGCCGTCATGGGTGGCCGGGTAGACGCGTGGCCGAACCGCGCCAGTCGCCATAATGTGCTGGTAGGTGTCGGCAAAGCTGTATCGCGTCCCGATATGCCAGACCTTGCCGCCCAACGACCCGAGGTTGTCGGACATGGACCACGCCTCGGTAGTCTTTTGGATCTGCTCGGGCGTGCTGACAGACTCCAAGGTCACGACGTCATCGTACACCCGCAGTTTGAAGTGCCGGGATGTCGGCTGACCGTCCACGAGGCCGTGCGCCTCAACCGTGGCTTCTTTGCTGTTGCTGTTGCGCTTGACGATGATGCCGCCATCGAGCGACCACGCGGGCGACTCGGCTGACGGGTTGGCGTACAAAATCTCGGGGAACAGGGCCTGTAGTAGCCGGTTGTTCTCCAGCTCACGCTTGATCTGGGCCAAGAACGCCTTGGCGATCGGCTTGGTGTGGCTGAAGATGCCGACCGTAATCTCAGGGTCGCTCAGGATCGTCTGGATGATGCCGGCAAAG